GGCTTGGACTGTTTACATATTCGCCCCATTTAGTCCAGTTATCTGTCCACGCTTGCCTTTCGCCACCCATGCCGCCAGGAGCGGTTACACCGAATATGCTTGTGCCACCACCATTGCCACCATCGTGGTAGCGATCAACACCACCTGTGCCGCCCGAACCAAGTGTGTATGTATATGTCGAGCCGGGCGAAACCACCACCATATACCCAGACACTGTGGCTCCACCGCCACCGCCACCACCACCATAATAATGAATACCACCACCACCGCCGCCACCGCCGCCACCACCTGCGCCCTGAACCGTCACAAACACTGTGGTTACATTGTCCGGGCAAGTCCAACTCCCCGAAATCGGAGTGGTTATTTCCTCGGTGCTTAGTGTGTTAACAACCACGCCGGGCGGTATCTCCCCTGACGCATTTAATGCAATTAAAGTGTTCGGTGTTGGTGTGGCAGAAGCACTAAACCCGTCCACACTTTCAGCGTTAGCAACCTTGTTGGTTGATGTGTTGATGATCTTGCGCCACTGCGTCCCGTCATACACCTTCAACTCGTCAGTGTCGGTTTTGTACCAAAATTGACCGGCTACCGGACCTGTTGGAGCGGATGAGCCAGAAAAAGCCGACTTGATCGCTGCGAAGTTGCTCTCTATATTGAGCAGGTCTGACTCTGCCGTATGGGTCGGGCCGTAAGTATCGTCTGTCCAGTTCTGTGCCATATTATTCCTCGTATAAGTTGAGGGTGTATTCTCTCATTTGTGCCTTGGTTAGCAAGTCGGGGTCAGTTATCTCAACACCTACCTGCCAATATCGCCCTGTTTGTGTGCAAGTTAACAGCTCCGCTTGTCCGGTGGCTTGCGCTGTGGGTGGGTTAGTGTCGCCAGAATACACGGTAACATTAACGCTCGGTGCGCCCTGATACTCAAAAATATCACGCCATCTTTTTGAAGGGTCAACACTTGCCCATACCATCGGGGTAGGGAGCCTGTCGCCCCACTGTGTACCTGCGCCAATTACACTCAGTTCGGTATCTATCCACGCTGTGCAAACCTTGTTTGAGTTAATATCTAACACTCTGGATAAATAATTGCCCGAAGGGTTCACACCCTCACCCCTGAGCCATGCGCCCTCAACCTCCTGCAACACCCAGTCGGTGGCGTATTGGGTACGCTTGACTGCGTAATCGGGGCTTACAACAACCCAATCAATCTGGAAAGTGTCGTCCCCGGACATAGCCAGCACAAACCGAACATCTGTAATCGTTTCACCTGCCCAATTACTATTGAGGTCAACTACATCCACCCAGGCTGTTGCCCATCCGTCTGGTTCGGGGTAATGTGGATCGTTCCCTAAATGTAAACTCACACTGCGGCCGGAACTCCACCCACCGTCACCAGAACGCTTCCACCTAAACGAGCCATAAAAACTATCACCGGCAACCTGCTTCACCCTGATCCCGACATATCTTGCATCATCGCCACTAAAAGACAACCCCGACTTGGTGATTGCGCCACTAACAATACCACCGGATGTAGGGTTGAATGTGACATAGGTGGCACCTTGTGTTAATGTCCCTGACCCTGGAGTCCATGAGTTCAGCGAATTGGTAAAGTTGTCATCGATAACCCGTGTGAGTCCGAAATCGTCAAACATGCTATGGTCAGGGGCTAACCCGATTGACGGGACTGTTACAGTCGCTGATACAGGCGTTGCCCCGTACTGCCCTGTGGTGGTGTATGTGTTGCACCAGAATGTATGCACACCCGGCTTTAGCCCACTGAGCGAATAATTCGGGCTACGGACAGAAGCCAAGAACACCGCATTAGTCCAGCTTGATCCCATCCTGAACTCATATACCTCGATTTCGGGATCATCCACTCGCTCGGAATATAAACTCAAAGCCCTGCCGTTTAGGATAGCGTGAAGCTCTGTCAGTGATGTGGGCGTGTCGCCTGCCGACCCAGTAATATTTGCGGTGACACTCGCTGTATCTTCTGACCTGGCGTTAAAAATGTTTATAGTCGTTAGCCGAACAGTATAAGTCGAACTTTCTTGCACTGGGTCAATCATAAAGTCGGTCTTTGCGTTGGTGTAAAACTCAAACGCCCCACCATTTACACTTACCTCGACCTCTACATGCTTGAACCAGATATAGTCGGGGTCAATGGTGAAATCCACCAACAGCCGGGTCATTGTCCGCAAGCTGTGGGTGTATGTCTCTTCAGCAACGCTCACGCCATATACTATAGGTACATCGGCAGAGGGGGCTGGTAGTGTGCAATTATATATATCGTCTGCGGTGATGTCGAAGTCGGTGTTATACAGATCAGAGCTTTCCCACTGCAACCCGACTTGAACCAACCCGTCAGGCTGGATAGTTGCGGAAGTTACACGCATAGGCTGATCTTCAATAGACAGTGCGGCAGAAGTGAAAGTCACCATGTCATGTGGCTCTAACTGTAGCAAGTCGTCCCTGCCCGTGAACGATAACCCTCGGTTCAACATCTGCCGCTCAAGGGTATATATCCCCAACGCTGCCGCTTGACGCTTCTCTGTGCAACCTAAAAGTTCAAGGGTATCTATCGCCCCTAAATGGTCGCCCAGAGTCACATCGTCCAAGACCCAATTATTGGAAGGGGTGTAATACTTAACCCTCATCCCCTGTGCTGTACCCCATGCGGAGGGCTGCTCAACGGATATGCCTGCCACACCATCATTGCCTTGGACAATATGCTGGTCAGCAATGTCGAACACCGTATTTTCCCACTCTGTCTTGCGTAGCGAGAACACCCCGGCAAACCATATCAACTGTCCACGGAAATGCTGGCAAATATCGTCTATAATATCTTGCGCTGATTCCTGCTGGTCAAATACTCGGTTATATGTCCACCTTGGGCTACCTTGCGCTCGCCCTTCATCGCAATAATCTGCCAAATCGCTCCACGACCCAGTATCAAACTCTGTCGCATCGCAACCCAAGCCGTACCGAGCGTTTGTCATATAGTCATATAAACAAAGAACAGGGTTATCGCTCCATGCGGTTGTCCCGTCACGGAAATCATACAGCTTGCGCCCCTTTAGAACCACCGCCCGTTTTGGTAGCCCGTTAAAGACCTTTGGACTCCACTTCAACTTATGCACCATGTAACAGGTATGCCGTAAGGGGTCGTCCCAGTCGCCTGGAACATTCCCGGCTGCTGCCTGAGTGCTTGAGCCAGGGTAAAACCAGTAGTCAGCTTTATCGGTCACGCCCGAATCTTCGCCATATTCTTTTTCGTTGTACCAGACCGACTCCACTGAGTCGCATTCACCCTCTGAAAGTGTCTGGATGATCCAGAGATAGGTATTGTCAGAGCCGGAGTTTTCTATATACACATCGTTCCCGGCTATCTTCTGCGTCCCGTACACGATTGGGACAGCTTCCTGTGTTGAGCGAGTATTGACCTTCTGCCCTGGGGTTTTCGGCTGGTCGGGTTTCCGTGTCAATATCATGGACGCACCCAACTGGAGGATCACGCCCACCACAAACAACTGTGACGAGCTTAACCCTGCAAAAAATGCCCCTATTGCCCCAAACATCTATTCCACCTCCGGGGTCGGCCCCCACCAGATTTGCTTATCCTCAACTGAGGGTAAGAACCTGAAGCCGCCGAAGTTGCTTGTGTTGTTGTATATCCCACATTGCACATAAGTCCGGTTACAGCTTGCTGCACCGCCTGTGTATCCGCACTCGTCACCCTTGAACTGCTTCCACCTACATGATGCCGAATGGAGCATCAAGGTTTTCTGTGTCCATCTGGTGAACTGGTTTGTTACGGTAATGCTGATCCTATCTTCGACCAAGCTCCACTCGTCCACAAAGCCCTTAAAGAAAACCGTTGCGTCTGTTGGCTGATACCCTTGCAAGTCCACAACATCCCAATCTATATTGAAATCATCTTCGGTGGTCAGTTCGCCAGTTGTCCGGGATGTCCATTGGGTCGTCATTAGCAAATCATTGGCAGGGTCGGTTGACAAATTGTCGCTCTCTTCTGTCAATATGCGCCCAACAGTCATCTCATACATTTCCTCTGTGAATATGTGCCTGTCGCCCTCTTCGCCCAACTCTGTTTTGACAACAACACAATAAATCGTCACATCGCCACCCTGTGGAGTGCCACCTACAAAGTCGCCCATGAGGTATTGGCTAACATTGTCAATGTCTATCTCTGCCTTGTCAACGATCTGTGCATTGGAGTATTGGATAGGGGCAACATTGAACCCGTGGGGCGCATATACATCGCCTTCATACACTAACGGCACATCACAGTCCGTATAGCAATGTGTTGAGCCGGTCTCTATCTTTACCAAGACAAACGGCCTTATCGCACCCGACTCTAACTGGGCAAGTATGTCAGCATCAATCGTTCTCACGAGTTCAATAACCCTTGTAGTTTGATGCCTGTGGTCATCATCCGGTTAATAAAAGTTGTGAAGTTCATATTGTCTTCACCGAACCTGCATCGAGTTTTTAGGCGACCTGTGAAGTCATAAGTGATTATTGCGCCAGTGGCTATTGCTGAATCTGCTGTCCATTGATCCTCGCCATCTGCACCACCACCTTGAGCGAATGTGCCGCCCGTCTCTTCCGAGCCGTTTATGTAGATTGTCCGAGAACTACCCTGCAAGGAAGGCATTGAAAACACTTCTGTACTACCGTCACCTGTTGCTACATATTCGCCCGTGTATGTTCTGGAGAACGGGTGAAAGAAGCTGAACTCCTCAAACGAGCCGCTTCTGTCAAGGAAGAATTGCCACAATGTCTGAGCGTCTGTGTTTGTGACAGCTTTATACTTCACGCTGAAATTTCGTCTTGGATAGAGCCATTTCTGTTTCCGTGACTCCTGACCGCCCTCAAACTGGGTCGTTATCGTCTTGAACTCAATGCCCTCATTAAACGGCTCAATGGCCGGTACGCCTGTTGTTATGTCAGGATATGCAGCCATTACGCCAATGCTCCTTGTAAGGTGCTTCTGAGTCCCCTATCGCCACCCTGAAGTGCTTTGATGATCGGTGCAACGATAGCTGACGGGTTGCGCTTGGTCATGTCGTTGAACGACCTGGCATCTACTGCGCTTATATTAACATT